GATAGTGATAGTAAGGTATTAACTCCGACTGGATATGTGGCTATTAAAAATATAAAAGCTGGTGACAAAGTAATTAACTATTCGGAAAATACTAAAGAATTTAAGATAGATACTGTAGTTAAACAACATATAAATTTAACTAATTCGTCTAGCGAAAAAATGTATGAGCTAACCTTTGATAATGGAGTATCTATCCGTGTAACTGGCAATCATAAATTTTTAACTAATTTGGGTTGGTGCAGGGCCGACGAATTATCAGATAACCATGAAATTGTAAATAAAACATAAATACATATAGCTAATGCAGAAGTCCTTATGAAAATACAATACAATAAATGGATAGAATTACTCAATGACAGACTAATAGAACATAATCAATCTATTAGAGTAATCGAGTACTCTAGTGGCACATTAACATTGTCGAGCGGTGAAACTTTACTAGATAATAAGTTTGAGAAATTTAAAAAACGAGTTATGAATAAAAAAACCACAATGTGGGTAGATAATATGGATAACTTATTCCATGGTACAGTTACTGAAAAAGAAATTAAATCTAAATTGGCGGCAATTGGCGGGTTGTCAGTACAAGAAAAATACGGTGAAAATATTAGATTAAATCTTAATACAGGTACCCCATGGAATAAAGGTACCAAAGGACAAAATATAGGTACAGGTACTCCCCGACCACAAGCAGTTAAAGACAAAATTAGTGAAAAAAATTCCGGCAACAGAAATGGTATGTACGGAATTAAGATGACTGAACAAGATAGACAAAAAAAATCATCATTAATGAAACAAAAAATATTAGCAGGAGAGTTTACTCCTAACAGCAATAATAGAAATACTCATTGGGACACGAAATTTAATAGTAAATCGTATAGGTCAAGTTGGGAGGCATTATATCAATATATTAACCCTTTTGCAGAATACGAGACACTGAGGATAGAATATAATTTGCATGATAAAAGACATATTTATATTGTGGATTTTGTAGATCATGTCAATAAACTAGTGGTAGAAGTTAAACCTAAAGAATTGTGCATTGGAGAGAAATTTGGTGCGAAAATGTCGGCACTAACTGCATGGGCCAACAATAATAACTATAAAACACTATTAGTTAATAAAAAGTGGTTACAAGAACAAGTAGTTGATATTGATTACAGTATGTTTGATACAAAAACTGCAAAAAAAATAAAGGCGTTATATGAAACTAATTAACCGAACAGAAATATCTAAACCGGCCAATGTATATAATTTACATATAGAAAATGACCACAACTATATTGTCGACGGAGCAGTGGTGTCAAATTGTCATATGGCCAAAGCTGATGCGCTGAAAACTTTATTGACGGGAGTGATGTCACATATACCTATACGCTGGGGCCTAACTGGAACTATACCTAAAGAAGATTATGAATTCGTCAGCCTAAAATGCTCAATAGGTGACGTCATTGGCCGGTTAAGTGCCAGTGAATTACAAGAGCAAGGTGTGCTAGCTAACTGTCACGTAAATGTGCTACAGTTAGTCGACCATGTAGAATATCGAGATTATCAAAGTGAGTTGAGATACTTGCTGGAAACAGAAGGGCGATTAGATTATATCGCACAGTTAGTAGAAACGATACGTAAGACAGGTAATACACTGGTGTTGGTTGATCGATTGGCACCAGGTAAGGCATTAGTTGACCGTATTAAAGATAGTGTATTCGTGTCAGGAGGCACTAAAGCAGATGATAGAAAAGAACACTATGACGATGTTGCGAGCATGGACGATAAGGTTATTGTTGCTACCTATGGGGTTGCTGCTGTGGGTATCAATATCCCTAGGATTTTCAATCTTGTTCTTGTGGAGCCTGGTAAGAGCTTTGTTCGGGTCATCCAATCCATTGGGCGTGGCATACGTAAAGCGGAAGACAAAGACCATGTAGAAATATACGATATTACCTCAACATGTAAATTTGCTAAAAGGCATTTAACTAAGAGAAAAGCCTTTTATAAAGAAGCAAACTATCCATTTGTTGTAGAAAAAGCAGATTGGCAATCAAAGTAATTTAAAGGAGCATTAAAATTTACATATTAACATTAGAAAACACCGCATATGAAATGAATGAGATACCAGATGAAGTCGAGGATCTACGTTTCGCTATATTAGACAACAGTGATCCAAAGAATCCCGACTACTTCTTTATTCCATTGATCTTCTTAGAAAGTTTTAACAGTCCAGCATTGGTCCTAAACATTGGTGGTAACCTAATCAAGATGCCGGTGGATTGGCAGGTATTGATCGGTGAACCAGACTTTGGTGATTTAGAAGTTATACCTTTAACATCAATTAACGATCGCGGCTTTAATGTGTTTACATTTAATCCCCTAGACAGCTTTAAACCAGTATTTGAACCCATTGAGATCGTAGATATCTATCAAGATGTCAAATGGTATTTTCCAAAACTACGTCCTGGACAGATGCTGGCAGTGCCTATCAATGATGGTGAGCATCCAATGTGTGCTTATTTTGTTAAAGATATCAGCCGCCAAAGCGAGGTGGTGGATTACGGCAAGATATGGTAAAGAATCACGCTTGGCGTATTTGGGCTAAAGCCCTAGGACAAAAAGAAGGACGTACAGATCAAGAAGCTGATCGTATTGCTTTCATACGTACAATGATTGTATTATTTTATATCATTACCAACTGCTTTATCATAGCAGGGGTAATTAGGCATTGGTAGATGGGACTATATAAACCAGGAGCAACTTACATATACGAAAGTCCAGACGGTGGACTGACTGTCTATGCTCGCGAAGCAGGTGCACCAGACAGTGAACGGTTCATGATTGGACAAAGCTGGTTAGCCAAAGAGCAGATAGAAAAGCGCATGTGGGCAGATATATATGAGAAACGTAACCAAAATACTGCTTTACAATCAGCGGTAGAACAATGTATAATTATATATAAGCTCTCTAAGGAAACCAAAGATGGCATTTAACCCAAAACAATTTAAGCAGAAAAAGAAAAGACCCGTGGACCCAAATGCGCCACCACGCCCAAACTTGCTGAGCCAAGATAAGAAATTGCGTGAAACACAGCAGGCATTTGGTGAACTGACTGAATTAGTTCGTAAACAGGCTGAGGAAATTGAATCAATGAAGCACAAGTATAGAGACATGCAACAGAGCATAGCTCAATTGATCAATTATGTTAGAAAGAATAAATGAGTAATACAGATCCATTATATATTGGTAATGAGATGGCAGCATTTGATCGCAAGGATCGTGCTTACTATGACAAGTTTACTGATGAACAAAAGAAAAGTTTTTCTACTTATCTGATGCTCAAGTATGGTGCCAATGTTGGTGGTAGTGCAGACTTACAGGCCTACTATCTAATGGCTACCAATGAACGTGTAAACAAACACTTTTTTGAAATCAACAAACATACTAAACTGCAATGGTTAGCCTGCACCACAGTGAGTCCACAGATGGGTAACCAATATCATTTTTGGCTTAAAGGTAAAAAGAAAGAAAGCAACAACAAAGCAGTTAAGTTTTTAACCAAACATTTTCCACATTTAAAAGACGACGAAATACAGGTATTAGCCGCTATCAATGATAAACGAGATCTTACAGACTTGGCACGAGAGCTCGGATATGATGACAAATCAATCAAGTCCGACCTATAAGTGTAGATATTGCGAAAAAGAATTCCGCAAAGAGTCAAGTCTTGCGGTACATCTCTGTGAGCAAAAGCGACGCTGGCAAGAAGAACGAGAAACTGGGGTGCAGTTTGGACTCCAGGCATACCTACGTTTCTATGAAATGACACAGGGGTCAGCTAAGATGAAGTCATACAGTGACTTTGTCGCTAGTCCTTACTACAAGGCCTTTGTCAAGTTTGGTCGTCATATGGTTGCGATACGTGCTGTCAATCCCAAAGCATTCATTGATTGGGTCATCAAAGAAAATAAAAAACTTGATCATTGGTGTCATGAACGGGTATACTTAGAATATTTAAAACAGTATATGCGTAAGGAAGCAGTCCAAGACGCATTAGAACGAGCACTTAAGGAGATGCAAGACTACGCAGATGAATTGGGAGAATTTAAAAATGGATTTAGTGATTATTTTAGGTTTGGTAATCCTAATCGTGTATGCCATCATATCGCTAATGGTAGGGTTAGTCCTTGGATTG